CATCCTGATCGTCGATTACAAGACGCTCTATGGCGAGCTCTTGCCGGCCGAAACCAATGACCAACTCCGCGAACTGGTCGCTCTGGCCCGGTTCAATTTCCCAAATTGCGTCGAGTTTACCGTTGCGCTCCTGCAGCCAAACCTGACCCAGCGACCTTCAATCGCAATCTACGATCAAACCGAAGCCGAGTTGGCTCTGCGTCTCTTGCGCCAATCACTTGCCGACGCATCCGATCCCAACGCGCCGCGGATCCCAGGCAAGTGGTGCCGGTATTGCCGAGCAATAACCGGGTGCGAAGAAGCACGCACCTACGGCTTAGTCACCACCTCAATCGCTGAAGCGATCGCAGCCGGCCGATATGAACTGCCAACCGGTGCCAAAGCAACCGCTCTGTTGGATGCCATTAACGGCGTTGAACCCATCTTCAGCGCCATCAAAGAAGCCTACAAAAAAGGGCTGCGCGATGATCCAAGCCTCATCCCTGATTACTTCCTCAAGAACGGTAAGAAAATGCGCCAGATTAAAGACGTTCATGCCGCCTGGACCCTCGCCCATGATTTCACCGATCTCGAAGAGTTCCTGGGCGCCTGCAGCTTGTCTATCACCGAGTTGACCGCTCGCTTGCGGACCAGTCTGAGTGTCAAGGAATTTAACACGCTCTTCGAATCGGTTATTACCCGCAAGAGTTGCGCTCCGGAGTTGGCCCGAAAGGAGACGCTATGAGTGTGACTAGCGCTGATATCAATCAGGTGACTAGCGCTATTCTGAGCGTAGTCGAGCGCTTAGACCGGCAGAATGCCATTCTGCGCCAGATCTGGGATCGACTCGAAGTGACCAACATCAATCTCTTCGAAATCGCGCAGGCTTTGAATAAGGAGCCCGATGCCTAAGGAAGAACAACTGCCGCTCTTTCCCGAAAAGAACGAGCCCCCACCGCAGTCCTGGGTCCAACGCCGGCTTAAAACCATCTGGCCTGGCTACGATAAGGATGTCTGCTTGCGTGCCTTCGCGATCGCTTCAAACCCTAAGATCGCCACCTTCACTAGCGACGATATCCGATGCTGGCCCGAATGCGAGCCGCCGGCTGATAAGCCCACCGCTTTTAGCGATGCGATGCGCCTGGTCTGGGACTTGCATATCGTGACCGATGCCGGCGGTATCCCAGAAAACACTGTCCGCCCCCAAGCCCACGGTCGCGTCTTGCGCATCCTTAAAGCCGGTTTCCAACTGGGCAAATAGCTATGACCGATAACCTGCTCATCCTGATCGTATTGGCCTACGGCTTTTTAATGCTCAGCCTGATTGTCTGGGTCATCCAACTGGAAATCAAAGTCTTCTGGTTGCGCCGTAACCTCCTGGAACGCGAAAAATGGCATGAACGAGAACTGCGTAAAATCAAACGAGGTGACTAGCCCATGATCAGTTTCGAAAATGAAGATGAGTTGCGCGAACGCATTAAAGAGATCAGCCCAGAAATCCGCCATGATGTCAATCTCATGGCCGATGAGATCCGAGAGCTGGTCCGCTTAGAGCGTGATAAAGCCGGGATACCCAACAATACCGCCGGCATCTGGTTGTTGCCCAATGAGCGCAAAAGCTCCGATAAAGATCCGGACTTTGTCGGTCGTGGGCTCTTTAACGGCCAACGCTTGGATGTTTGTGGCTGGCTGCGCTCTGATTCAATCGCTATTACCTTGCGACAAATACCCGCTTAAAAAAGACCTGCCTCATGGATGACAAGGTCAAAGCTCACCGGGCGATTCTGGCTCAAGCCCAGAAGTTGCTGGAAGTCTCCGATGAGCCGGCACCACTGCCATTGCCAATCGAGCACTTCGATGCCAAAGCTCCTGCCTATCCACCCGTCCTCATCGATGGACTCCTGCGCCAACAAGAACTCTTCCTCATGGGTGGCGAAGCTAAGCATTACAAATCTTGGGCCAGAATCGATATGCTCTACTGTATCGGGAACGGGTTTGATTGGCTGGGCTTTAAATGTCACCAGGGTTGCGTATTTCACTTGGATTTTGAGTGCTTTAAAGCCGATGTCTGGCACCGCTTTAACCAGGTCCACCAGTCCTATTGCGCCGCCGGCTTTAAAGGCAGCCTGGACAATATCCACTGGAGCGCCCTGCGCGAAGTCGCACTCGATCACCCATTTGGCGCTAACGACTTAGCCGGCTTGCCAGAGTATCTCGGTGTCGGCACCTACACCGTCTTTAGCCTCGACCCAATCTATCAGCTCTTGGGCGGTAAAGGCGAAAGTGACCCGGCCGCCGTATTCGAGCTCTTGCGCCGACTCCTGGCCCTAGGTTCAAGCCTCAAAAGTGCTGTCGCTGTTGTCCAGCATTTCGCTAAAGGCGACCAGTCCCTTAAAAAAGCCCAAGACCGACTGAGTGGCTCAAGCGTCTGGGCTCGGTTCCCAGATGCGCTCATGACCTTTACCGGACTCAAGGAAAAAGATTGCTTCGGCTGCGATATCACTGTGCGCAGCTTTAAACCCGTCGAGTCATTTGCCGTCCGCTGGGAATTCCCTCGCTTCCGAGTCGATCAATCCCTTGATCCCGAAGATGTTAAAACCCTTGGCCGCCCCAAGGAAACTAGCCTTGACCAGTTCTGTAGCCTGCTCACTGCCGGCGAATCCGTCCCTCATTCGGATTTCGAACGTCGCGCCATCAAAGTCCTGGGGATCTCTAGCGCTACCTTCAGCCGCAGACTCCGCGAAGCTAAAGATAAAAGACTGATCTACCTCTCAAAAGTGTCTGATCCTGAAGGATATGCGTTATCACCAGCCTATTTTAGCTCCAATGGACACTGACTATCACAATCAAAATGCACTATCACGCTATCTTATCCCTTTTTGACACCACCGACGTGTCTCTTACTATCATAACCCTCTTCTTCTAAGAAGAAGAAAGAGGGGTTATGACAGTGAAGAGGAGACACATTAGGTGTCTCAGTATCAGAAAAGACAAATCCAACCTATGCCTGACCTCATCCGAAATCCCATGCTCGATAAAATCTCCCCAACCGATGTAGCCTTCCTCGCCCGCTCTATCTGCTCGGTTGGCGACCTCAATGCCTCATGGTACAATCAACCCCAATGGTCAAAAGCTTGCGATGTCGCCTCCGAACTCCTCATCATCGCTGCTAACTGTCTCCAAAACGCTATCGATGAAATCCCAACCGCCCAACCAGCAGATGAATCAAACAAAGACCAACCAATCGCCTACTGGCATCAAGAGGCTACCGCTGCACTTCAAAGGAAATGGGAGAAGTTATTCCCAGCTCGGTCGCCGCGGTAACGTCGCACTCTATGCCGTCTATTCGGATTATTTCCTGCTCCACGGATTTGTTGCTCCTTACCTCTTGATCGGCTTCGAATTGGTCTGCTGCGATTCTAAACGAAATGGTGTCGAGCGTTATCCCAGAGACGAAGAGTTCGGCCAGCGAGCATTGTCAATCCCCAAAAGCATCCAGGGATCTTGCCGAGTTCCTCCTCGATTGCGCAGATCCGAATCGTATCAATTCATTCGGTCCTCATCTGAAACCATTCTTGACCGGTCGACCACTCCCGAAGAATCCGCGGTTCTGGCGCAGGCTCAATTCAACCGAAGACAATTTCCGTCGCCGGCCTATCAAACGAGCCACAAAGAAGCCACACGGAGGGTAACCCTCCTGGGAAGGTTAGTGATTAACAATTACCTATTAGCTAACAACTAGGGGAGGGGGGGGGTCGGCGCCGCCGGCAGCTGCCAGGCGCGACCGGTCCCATCGCTCAGAAAAATTTTAGTTAACAAAAAGGAAGGAGCTAACAAATGGCAAGGCGAACTACAAAAGCGGACGCACCGATAGGCAACATCCCGGCGCAGCAGGCGCAAAGGAGTGGGACACCTGGGAAGCCTGGTCATCACGAAGGGCCGGCTGGGGAGGCGGCGCGGATGGTAGAGAGCAAATGGCAAGGGGCGAGTGGCGGGCGCGATCCCTTACCACCGGCTGAGAAGGAGCCTGGGAAGAGCCGCGGACCGGAAGCGGGCGGGATGCCGGCAGATCCGAGTGGGATCGACCTGAACAAGCGGACGGAGAACTTGGTTCAGCGATCATTTAGTCGGCGGTAGGAGTTATGTGGGACATCGAGTTACCATTAGGGCGGGGCTGGGCGATAGTGAGTTGTATAGTATACCAGGAAGTACCTAGTGGTTATCCGACGATAGTGATACCGTGTTTAATAAGTCCGCTACGGTTAGTAGGAGCTAGGATATGGGTCGGCGGAACAAGGAATGGTTAGCAAGTGATCCGATTAGCAGTGCAGCCAACCCGAATTTGCTAATGGTAAATGCGGCTGGCAGGGCGCTAGCTGGCGAGGCTAACCTAGAGGTAAAGGAACGGGCTCCGATTGAGCGAGAGCTAGTAGTGGTGAAGCGCTGTTTAAACCCGAAATTAATAATGTGTGAATATCGGGAATTAGAAAGTGTTAGGAGATGCCTGGTAAATGTGCGGTCGAACACAAAGTTTGCCAAGGGTATGAAGATGCGGATGGAGGAGCCGGCAGATGAGATTGCATACAATCGGCCTTGGGTGTATCGGGGAAGGCTGCCGCGGTTGCGTGGTCGGTGGTAACAGAGCAGGAGGAGGGCTCTAGCGATTAAGATAATTGACCACCCGGTTTACCCATTACCGACCTGGGAGGACAGCCAGGCTGAGCCGGAGGCAGTAGAGAAGTACCTGGTGCAGCGCAACGAGTTGATTGCGCTTGAGCTAGAGGATCCCTACCGGTACGGGTACCGGCCCAGTGTCTGGGCGTTGGTAGAGGAGGAGCTGCGGGCCGGACAAAGAGAGGTTTTGATTACTGGGGGGAACCGGGCGTCTAAGAGCGAGTTTGCTGGGCGCAAGGTGATTGAGACGCTCTTGGGTGGGGAGAAGCGGAGGGTCTGGTGTTTGCAATCGACTGAGCCCAACTCGGTCGAGATGCAGCAACCGATTGTGTTCAAGTACCTGCCAGTCGAGCTCAAAGGGGTTAAGAAGAGCCAGGTCACCAACATCAGCTACACCCAGAAGAACGGGTTCAGCGAGAACAAGTTCATCTTGCCTAATGGGAGCGAGTGCATATTCCGGAACTACGCCCAGGACATCACGGTGGTGGAGGGCGGGGACTGCGATCTTATCTGGTGCGACGAAATGTGTCCGATTTCCTGGTGGGAGACGTTGCGGTACCGGGCGGTTACCAGGGCTGGGGTACTCTTACTGACTTTTACGCCGATTGAGGGGTACACGCCGATGGTGCGCGAATTCTTGGATGGGGCGCGGACGACCAAATGGGAATGGGCGGAGCTCTTGGGTGAGAAGGTACCCAAGGTGCAGCGGTGCGTGCGCAAGGGCGGGAGTGTGGTTTACTTCCATTCGAGCGATAACCCATTTGGTGGCTGGGAAACGATGAAGGCGACCTTGGAAGGCGCACCGCGCAGTGAAATAAAGACCAGAGCCTACGGGATCCCGACTAAGGCGATCCTGGCCCGGTTCCCGAAGTTCCGAGAAGCGGTGCATGTGGTTGAGCCTGAGAAGATCCCCAAGGAGGGGAGCCGGTACATGTTCGTGGACCCGGCTAATGCGCGGAACTGGTTTATGGTTTGGGTTTTAGTGGATGCGAAGGACCGGCACTGGGTTTATAGGGAATGGCCGTGCGAGGGGAGCTACATTCCTGGGATTGGCGATCCTGGGCCTTGGGCGGAGGCGGATGGGCGCAAGGCGGACGGTAGAGCCGGAAGCGGTCAGAGCAGTTACGGCTGGGGCTTAGAGCGTTACGTAGCCGAGATTGAGCGTCTGGAGACGGACGCGGAGGGGAACAGAGAAGAGATCATCTGCCGGTGGATGGACAGCCGGTTTGGGAACACGCCAAACCTGAAGGCAGACGCAGCGACGACCGTGATTGAGGAATGCGCGATCCTGGATCTAGCCTTCGCGCCGGCGCCCTTGGACCCGATTGAAGAGGGGATCAGTTTGATTAACAGCTTGCTTGATTCGAACCCTGAGAGTGGTAGGGAACCCAGGTTGTACATATCGAGTGAGTGCAAGGCAGTTTTGTTCGGCTTAAAGGTCTGGACTGGGAAGGACGAGAAACTGGGTGCGTGCAAAGACCCGATTGATGACTTGCGCTACATGGCACTAGCTGGGCTTTACGACGTTGGGAAAAACCTGCAATTGGTGGACCCGGTGGGTGGGGATCGGTTAGAGGAGAACTTTGATCGGAACCGGATATTGGTATGAGTCAAGAGAGGCAGAACGAGATCGCAGCGGCGCTGACAGCCAAGCTTGTGGTAGCGCACCAGGAGAAGATTGAAGAGCTGCAAGATCAACTAATTGCCAGGAACTCTGAGCTGATCGAGGCAAGGTGCCGGATTGAGGATCTGGAACAGGAGCTGAAAGCGCACTGGCAAGAGGGACACAAAGAGGTTCAGTTGCGGGATAAGCGCATCGCGGAGCTGGAGGAGTTTATCAGAGAAACGCCTATGATTTACAATCTCATCGAAGCGCAGAGGCTCCTAGCCAAGGGCAAAGAATGAACCGCGAAGAATCCGAACGAAAATTGCTTTCTGAATTGGGAGTTGATCCTGATGCGGACTGGAGCCAGACCGACCGAGAAGCCATCATAGCTGAGATCAGAAGGTTAAGGGATGCACTCCTAGCCAAGGCCAAAGAATGAGCAAGTACAAGCTAGGTGATCAGGATTACGTTATTCCCGGCAATCCAGAGGAACAGACGCAATGGGAGATTGGCCGGTTGCGGGAGCGCGTCGCGGAGCTGGAGGGACAACGAGCAACTCTCAGTGACAGAGAAGTAAACGAGGCTTTCGACGCCTATAAAGAGCGCGTCGCGGAGCTGGAGGCTAGCCGAAAATTCCTCATCGAGGATCAGGCTCTTCTCACTAATGAGAGGGCTGATCTGCATAAATACATCTCGGAGCTGGAGGGGTTCATTCGCAAGATCTTCAGTTGCGGCGGGATCGACCGCGCCCTGCCTAGCGAGTGGATTGGCGAAGCGTGGGAGTTACTAGCCGGTGTCAAGAAAGAAGCCAAGGAAGGCAACGAATGCAATTTGAAGAAGTAAAACGCAGCTTCACCTGGGCGCTAACGGAGGCGAGCTCCTACATCAGTTTTATCTCGACCCTGGACGACACCAGGTATTGCAGATGGAGCGGGCAAACCTACGACGGGCGCAAGTGGTCAAGCAATGTGGGCAAAGAGGTTTTTCCCTGGGAAGGCGCCTCTGATATTCGTCCTTACATCATCGACGACCTGGTTATTGACGATGTCGATATCATGCGGATGGCAGACCGCAATTGCCACATGCAGACCTTGGGAACGAACTCCCAGTTTGACCAGCAAGCCAGGGAAACAACCAGTGTCCTGGACTGGGTTAACCGGAACATGCTGGCTGAGGAGATGGAGCGTGAGAAGGAATTGGCCGCGCAGTGGCGCCAGCATTACGGCTCTAGTGTCATGGGGATTGACTGGTACCTGGACTTTGACTCGGAGGTGGTAACAGTCACCTTGCAGCAGCTGATGCAGATGGCAATGATGGACCCGATGCTGGGTGCGTTCCTAGAGTACCTGATGCGCAACATGCAGAAGGGACTCTCCCAGGCGGACCTGGGGCAAGCGGCGCAGATGTTCAAGATGTACTTTCCCGAAGTTGATGCGCCGGCGCAGACTCCGGAATCGCAACTGGATCCGTCGACCAGGGGAGTACGGCCGCCCCCGAAACCGACGCGGTATACGCAAGACACGACGGTCCAGAACAGTAGCCAAGCTTTGCAGTCGCTGATGCGGACTGGGAGTTTCAGTTATCACCGGCCTTATATTAAAGAGAACCGGCCAACGGTCACGGCGTACCGGACTTATCAGGACATCTTTTTCTTTCGCAATACCTACGACCTGCAAAGGCTCCCCTGGCTAGTCCGAAGGGATGTCATCCCCAAGGATGCGGTCATGGACCGGGCGAGGTACGAGAACTGGGATCCGCAGTATGAGAGTGAGATCTTAGAGCGAGCTGGGTCAACTGCGCTCTTGAACCTGGGGCTGCAGACGCTCTTCCGGTTCCGCGACCGGTTGTATGTGGACGAAATGAAGGAGCTCTGCGAAGTCTATTATGCGTTTCATCGAGGTACGGATCCCAAGAACCGGCGTGAGACTCTGGTTACAATCTTTCACCCCAACTTCGATCTTATCGGACGGCAGCTACCCTTGCCTTATTTACACGGGAAGTATCCGTTTGTCTTATGTGAGCGGGAAACTCGAAGCCGCTCGGCTCTGGAATCCCGTGGGATCGGTGATATTGGGATGACCGGCCAGGCGGAGATCAAGCTCCAGAAAGATAGCCGGAACGATCGGACAGCACTCTGTACCTTGCCACCCTTGCAGGTACCGCTAGGAAGAGGCAAACAGCAATACAAGCTCGGACCCAGAGCGCAACTGGGCGTGATGCGACCAGGGGAGCTTTCCTGGTTACCACCTCCGCCCTTGGACAACACGACCTACCAGACCGAGCAATCGATTCGGCAGGACTTGTACAATTACTTCGGCAAATCAATCGAAGGCGTCGATCCGAACAAGGTCTTGCGGAAACAACAGAGATTGGTCGACAAGTGGCTGGCCGAGCTGCGCCAGGTCCACATTCAAATATACCAATTGTGTATGCAGTACCTGCCAGATGATATCTGGGCAACCGCGGCCGGCGACCCGGCTGCGATCCCGCAACGGGACCGGCAATCGATTCAGCGCAACTTGAACCTGACCCTGGAGTACGACAGCAAAGATCTGAACCAGGAGTATGTCCTCCAAAAGCTGCAATTGATTCAGCAGATGCTTGTGGCAACCGATGCAGCAGGTGTAATCGATCGAGCTGGGCTAACGATGTATGCAGCCCGAGCGCTGGATCCGGCTCTAGCACGGCAGCTGATTCAGCCGCAGCAACAGGTCACGCAAGCCGAGATCAACGACGAGCAGGATCAGCTTTCGAAGATCGCAGACGGGATCGAGCCACCCATGTATACCGGTGGGCAAAATGCGCAGTTGCGGCTGCAGGTGATCCAGAACACGATGCAGCAACCAGGCTACATCAATGCGTTGCGCCAGAACCCGATCAGTATGGAGCTCTTGCAACGCCGGCAACAGAATCTGCAGCAACAGGTGGTGCAGCAACAGAATGCCGTGACTGGGAAGCTGGGAGTGCCGCCTGGCGCGACGCAGCAGCTGCAGGGCGCACCTGGGCCGGCACCGGCACCGCAACTACCGCAGAGCCAGTTAATGGGTGGCGGCACTTATGGTCAAGCAGGAGGAGGAGGATAAAGCGCTTATGGACAACAAAGACTACAACACGAAACCGGCTAAGCCGGGGAACGTTCTTGAGCCGGCCGACCTAGACACTGCCGAGCCAGGGATGGACATGCAGAAAAAGGGCTATTACGAAGGCAAGGAAGACCTGCCACAACCCACTAGAGGGCGCAAAGGACCGGAAGACCAACATCCGACGGCAGCCTTGGATGTCGGTCAACGTGGCGGCAAGCCAGGTAACCCGGCGAGTAAACCGCACCCGACCGCGGAATTAAATAAAATGCCACGGAGCAAACGATGAATGGCGAAGTTGGGATCGAACCGCTTGCGGTACCGGACGCGACCTTTACCCAGGTCTGGAACACATACAAGTTTCAGAGCGGCTCCAAGAATTGGCCTGGTGACGATGCGCTTGTTTACACGATCTTCCAGGTTGCGCAGGCGTATGGTTCAGCCAAAGGCGCAATGCCGGCGCCAGCAATCAGCTCGCTAGTCCCTGCAACTGGACCGCACGCTACTGCGTTCACGCTAACCGTGAACGGTACCGGGTTCAGTATCAACGCAGCAGGTAAGCTCAATGCGGTTGCCAAAACGACGACATTCGTAAATTCGACGACGCTCCAGATAACGGTAGCAGCGACTGATATAGCTGCGGCGGGCGCTGTCCCGATAACGGTCACAAACGGAGACGGTCAAACAAGCGCAGCAGTCAACTTCACCGCAACATGAAATGAGCTCAGCGACCTACGAAATCGAAGCGCACCGGCAACAGACCGGATTGGAGCAGTGGATCGGTTCGGGCCAGAGCCAGCTCCAGAACTGCTCGCTGGGATTGGGCGGTTACAATTGCCTTCCGCAAACCCAGTACTGGTACACGGCACCTCCTCCGAGTCTGCACGATTACGAAATTGTGATCTCGCAGTTAACCGCGACCGCGGACCCGATACTGAACTACGGAGCGAAGCTGCGCCTCCTGATCGCCGACCCGATCAAGGGTCACGACTTACGCGAAGCAATCCACAAACTCAAAATTGCACTCAAGGAAGCATATGCCTGAAGAAACCCAAGAACAGTCCCAAGAAGGACAAAAGCAGGAACAGACTCAAGGCGCCGCGCCGATTTTAGCCGGCGAAGAGATGGCGATTACTGACCAAAGCCAGCCGCAGTAATGCCGATCAGCGGCAAAGTGCTCTACCCCTTCCGGTGGTTCTTCCGGCCGGAAGCGACACCGTTTGCTTCCCCTGCGTCGATCCCGGTAGTACGGGTGCAGGAAGCGCAAGATCTCTCCCCAGAGCAAATCCCCTCTATATTAAGAGAGATCAACGACCGGCAGTGGTCGACGGTGCTCGATGTCCTGCTTGAGGCGAAGTACAAGGCTGAAGCCCAGCTGCGGAACGACACGGTTTTTAACGAACCTGGCCGAGTCGCGTTCTACCAAGGCTGGGTAGCCTATTGCGATTACATTATCGCCTCCTTACAGGGACTCCGGACGCAGAATGTCGTCCCAGAGCCAGGTCCAAAGCCCGGTCCGGAGTAAAAACGTGAATTTAGGGACAAAATCTTCAAATTAAGTCCCTAAATACGAATCTGAGTGGATTTTGGCCCAAATCGGGCGTAAAAAGCTCACTTATAGTCCTCTAGGCGGACTTTAAACGCCTTGTCACCCTAGTTCTTGATTCACAATCATGGCAGACACGGAGGTCAAACCTCAGCAAGGAAGCGAAAAGCCGGCTCCCAATGCTCCGGTAGAGCCAGATATCGACTCTTTGCTCACTACTATCCCGCAGCTCAAGGACGTTTTCACTGAAGAGCCTGCGCCGACCGCGGAGCAACCGAAAACAGAGGCGCCTTCCAAGGAACCAGGCGCCCAAGAGGCTGGCACGGTAGAGCCAGAGGCATTTGAGATTCCGGAGGGACTAAAACCCGAAGAAGAGCCCAAGGAAGAGCCCAAAAAAGAGGAGTTTTCGCACGAAAAGGTCCAAAAGCGGATAGACGAGTTAACGGCGAAGCGGAAAGCGGCTGAG